TCGGCGTCCCCACCACGGCATTCGGTGAGGGTGAGATCGAGCAGGCGCGGTGCGATGCGCTCGGTGAGGTCGGTGCCATCGAGCACCACGCGCCACTGCGGAATCGGGTAGCTCATGCGGCGGTCGCCTGGGGCGCCACGTCGTCGGTGCGGCGCAAGCTCAGTTGAAACTCGACGCGGCGCGGTGTGCCATCCGGGAAGAACAGCGTGGCCGTCTCGTTGACCGCCAGCAACACATACGGCCCATACACCCAGCCGGTGCCGTCGACCAGCGGCAGCGGCTCGCCGTCTGCAGCAAGTCTGCGCAGCGTGGTCAGCGATCCACGCGTGCCGGTCAGGTCCGGCGCGATCAGGCCCGACAGCTCGATGGTTTCATCGCCTGGGCCCAGGAACTGGCTGGCCGCGCGCGCACCGACACGCTCGCTGGTGGCATGGCGCCAACTCATCTGCCGCTGCAGCTGCAGATACGCGGCGCTATCGAGGGCAAATACAAACGTGCCGTAGGACATCATCATCGGGGTCGATCCTCAGTCATCGCGCAGGCTGGAGCGGCGGGTGGCCGCCGTACGCCGGTCGCGCTCTTCAAGTTGGCGGGCGACTTCGCGCGCCAGTGCGGCCGCATCCATGCCCGGTGCAGCGTGGACGTGGATGACGTAGCTGTTGCCGCCTGCAGGCGCGCTGGCGGCGCGCACAGGGGCCGACAGCGGCGTCCGGCTATCGATCGCCGCGACAGGCGCTGTGGCCGTCGCCAGGGCCAGGCCGGCGCCCACCGCACGCATCCGGTTGCCCAGCGCCATGACGGCCTGCACAGGGGCGCCCTGGCCGCGCTGCAGGCCCACGGTGAGGCCCTGCATGGTGAAGTCGCCCAGCTGGGCGAACACGCGCGAGGGGCTGTGGATGCCCAGCTGGCCCTTGAAGCGATCGACCACGCCGCAGCCGACGCTGGCGATCGCATCGCCGGCGGCGCCGAGTTTGGAGCGGATGCCCTGGACCAAGCCGCTGATCATGTCGGCGCCGGCCTGCAGCATTCGGGCCGGCCAGTTGGCCAGCTGCAGGTTGATGCCGGCCCACAGCTGCATCAGCCCCTGGCGGATGCGATCGCCGTTGCCGGTAAACACGCCCACGATCAGCGACCACGTGCCCTGGACGGTTTGCCACACGCCGCCGAGGATTTGCTTGATCACCGGCAATACGAACACAAACGCCTGCACCAGCCAGCCGATCGCCTTGACCGCCAGCTGCAGCTGGGTGACCAGCACCGCGCCCAGGATCTGCCCGAAGCCGCGACCGGCCTGCGTTGCACCCTGCAACTGCGCGGTGGTGGCCTCAAACGGTGTCAGCAGCTGCTTGACCCATGCCCAGGCCTGGCCCATCGCAGCGGCCACGGTGTCCCACACCGGCCCCAGCGGCGCGAGCGCGGCCTGCAGCTCGGCCAGCACCGGCGCGGCGACATCGAGGATGCCTTGCCAGACTCCGATGGCGAAGGCCTTGATCGGCCCCCAGTATTTCCACACCAGCAGCGCCACCGCAGCGACGGCCGCACCGATCGCCAGCACCGGCAGGCTGACGCCGCCGAGCAGCGGCAGCAGCAGGCGCGCGCCATTGGCGAGCATGGGCAGGATGCGGCCGGCGAGCGATCCCATGCGCGCCAACAGACCGCCAAAGCCTGTGCCGCCGCTGAGCAGGTTGACCACGCCGTAGATTTGCCCGAAGGCAGCTGCGCCCAAACCGCCGACGACCAGCAGCGCGCCCAGCGCCGTGGCTGCTGCAGCTCCGGCGACGGACAGCTTGGCGATGGTGCCGACCAATGCGGGATTGGCGCGGATCCACGTCGTCACGCGCTCGACCACCGCAGCCGTGCGTTCGGTCAGCTGCTTGAACTCCGGCAGCAGGGTCCGTCCGATCGACTGCGATACCACGACCACGGTGTTCTTCAGCAGCTGCAGCGAGTTGGCGGAGGTCGCCACACGTGAGCCGTATTCGGCCGACATGGAACCAGCGTAGCGCTGCTCATCAGCGACCTTGGCGAAGTTGGTCTGCAGCAGCTCCAGATTGGTCAGCAGCGGAGCAATCGCACCGATCGACTCGCGGCCGAAGAGCTGATTCATTGTCGCGGCCTGTTCCACCTTGGGGAGCGCGCGCAGTTTCTGCAGCACACTCAAGATGGCCCCGCCGGCATCGTCTTGCATGGCTTGCGCCATGGCTTTGGCTTTGATGCCCAGCTTGGCGAACGCGTCTGCTTGCGCTTTGGTCGCCGAGTCGCCGGACGACAGGGTGAGCAGCATGTTCTTGATGCCGGTGGCCGACACTTCCGACTCGATCCCCATGCCGGCCACGGTAGCGCCCAGCGCGGCCAAGGGGTCGGACTGCAGGCCGGCCACCTCGCCCAACGCGCCGATGCGGTTCACCACATCGCTGATCTTTTTGACGCTGGCCGGACCGGTATTGCCGAGGTAGTTGATCTGATCGGCCAGCTCCACGACCTGGCCCTGACCCATGCGAAACGCCGTGCGCCAGGTCGCCATGGTCTGGCCGGCTTCTTCGGCCGTGGTGTCGAAGGCCACCGCCATTTTTGCCGCATCCTGCGCGAAGCCCAGCAGCTCCTTGCGTGGGATGGCCGCCTGGCCGGCGGCGGCGACGATCTTGGCGATGTCGGTCGGAATCAGCGGCAGATGCATCGACAGGTTCTCGATGTCGCGTCCCATCTCCTTGAACTGCTGCGGGGTGTCGAAGTCGACCACCTTGCGCACATCGGCCATGGCCGACTCGAAGCGCATGGCTTCCTCGATCGGGATGTAGGCCCCGCGCAGTGCGACCAGACCTGCGGCCATGACAGCCACACCTTTGCCGACCGCCTCCATGCCCGCGCTTTGGATGTCGGTGGCACGTTGCTGCCCCGCTGCGATCGCAGCCAGGCGCCGCTGCTGCTCGCGCATCGCAGTATTGGCTGCGTCGATCTGATCGCGCAGGCGGCGTTCTTGCGCGACCAGATCGGTAGTGCTGACGCCGGCCGCGTTGAGGCGCGTGCGCAAGCCCTGCAGTGCAGCCTCTTGGGCCTGGTGCTTCTGCTTGAGCTCCGCTGCTAGCTTCTTGGCCCGCTCGAACTGGGCATTCAGCGCGGCGGTGGGTGTGCCGGCGGCGCGAATCTGCTGCGCCAGGGATTGCACGGCAGCGCGCTGGGCATCAAGCGCTGCTTTGGCTTGACGGGACTTTTCATGCTGGGTGCGGAACGCACCCACATCGCGTTGCTGGGCGTTGAGCGAGCGCAGTGCATCGCGCTGCTGGCGCAGGGCGTCGGCAACGCCAAGGCTGCCGCTGAGTACGCGCCGGAACGGACCGGTGGCCCGGTCGACCGCGGCCAGGATGACCTGCAGGCGCAGATTGTCGGAGGCCGCCATTTAGGCGGCCTCGTTCGTGGGGTGGCGCATTACTCGGCTCCGCTTCGTAGGCGGGCACGCTCGCGCCACGCCGTGAGTTCGTGCAGCGACCAGCCGTCCATTTCAGACGGCGGCCAGTGGAAGACGGCCGCGATATCGGCCATCGCATCCTCTACGCAGTCGGGGAAACAACTTCCCTCTGTGCCTTCGGCAAGAAAAAAAGCGCCACCTCCTGGCCGACCGCCAACAGGTCGGCCGGATCCATCGCGTTGACGTCGGCGGTGGTCAGCGTGGGCGAGGAAATGCGCGGCAGCAGCGTTGCCAGTGCGGTGACATCCATCTGCAGCAGCTCGGCGAGCTTGAGGCCGCGCAACTCACCGGCGCCGGGCTTGCGCACCTTGAGGTCGGTGATGGTCTGCTCGCCGCGCACGATCGGCTGGTCGAGGGGAACGGCTGGGGAAAAGGTCGGGGTCATCGGAAGGTCTCAAGGCGAAGGCCTGGCGGCGCCAGGCCGGAAGGGTCAGGCGCCGATGGCGCGGCGGTGTGGGGCGAGCAGATCCACGCCGTTGACGATCTCGATCATGTTCATCAGATCGATCTCGATCACGGGGGCACCGTTGATGCTCAGCTTGTAGTAGCTGGCCGAGGTCTTGACGGAGAATTCGGTGTCATCGCCGGACTTGCCGGTGCCCGGATCGATTTCGCTGTGGCGGCCGCGCACAACAACTTCCACCGCATCCACCTCGGTGGCGTCGTCGCGCTGGTAGGCGCCAGCAAAGCGCAGCTGCACGGCGTTGTGGGTGGTGGCGCCGTACTGGTTCAGCACGCCACGCATCAGACCGCCGCACTTCCATTCGAGCTCGATCTTCTCCTGACCGAAGTCGATATCGACCGGGCCATTCATGCCGCCGCCGCGATATTCCTCCATCTTGCGGGACAGCGTGGGTAGCTTCACTTCGACCACCTGGCCGAGATAGCTCTCACCGTCGTTGAACAGGTTGAGCGCTTTGAGTTTCTTGGGCAACGCCATGGGGTTCTCCGGGAATCAGATCGGGTGCGTTACGCGTTGACGCGCTCGGCGAAGTCGGCCAGGTAGCTGGTGGTGATCTTCTGGTACAGCTGCAGGTTCTCCAGCGGCGGCACTGGCGTGTAGTCGTAGTCAATCCGCAGCGCGCCATCGGCGAGCGTCGTGGCGCTGTTGACGGTGCCGTCGTACCAGGCGTTGGCATCGATCAAGTAGCCCGACGACTTCAGGTCGCGGAACTTGGCGTTGATCGTTTCGATCAGGTCTTTGACCAGCGAGGGATGCATCGGCTTGTCGACGTAGAACGCCACGCCCTCGGCGATGGTGTCGGCTAGAACCTGCGCGGTACGCGTGGCTGTCTCAAACGCGAACATCGCGTCTTCGGCGCACGTGCGCGATCCCCAGAAGCGTTGCCCGTTGAACGTCACCAGCGTGGTGATGTCGCCCTCATTGAGCACGCCGGCATCGGTGGCTGGATCCTGCAGATCCCAGTGCACATCCTTGGAGATGCCGGTGACGCCCGCCACGGGCACGTTGGACAGGCTCTTGTGCCAGCCCTGGTCGGTGTCGATTTTGGCGCGCAGGCCGAGCGCACGCGCGGTGGCATACGCCGCCGTCGTGATGCTGGTGGCAGTGTCGAAGGCTAGGAAGTCCGGCCAGATCAGCATCAATTCGCGGTCGCTGAACTGGCCTCGGTAGGTGACGGCCTCGGCGACGGTGTCGGCAACGGGGCGCACATAGGCCATGGCGCGCAGCTTCTTGGCGATCGTCGCCAGCGCCTTCGCCACCGGCAGCGTGTCCAGGCCAGGTGCGCCCAGGATGCGCGGGCGCACGCCCAGCTGCGCTTGCGCGGCGAGCAGCGCATACAGGCCGGTGTAACCGCTGGACTTGGCCTCGCCGATGACGTTGCTGGACGTCTTGGCTGCATCTTCGCCATCTGCCACACGCACGACAATGGTCACCGGGTTGGTCTGGTCAGCAATGCCTTGCAGCGTGGCGCGCAAGGTGCCCTGGGTGCCGGCGCTGGCGATCGCGCCGAGCACGTCGGTGATCAGCACCGGCTTGTTGAGCGGAAAGCTTTTCTCGTCCGCATCGGCCGCCGTGGCGACCAGACCGACGACAGCAGTGGAGACAGTGCGGATGGTGCGCGTGCCCGCGCTGACTTCGATGACGCGGACGCCGTGGTGGTAGGCAGTGGACATAGATTCCTCGATCAGGACGAGCGGAAGCGGAGCGGGATGGTCATGCGCGAGCGCGCATTGGCAGGGGCGACGTCAGTGCGTTCGCCTTCGATCGTCAGCACGAAGCGGCCAGGCGCATCACCGACGACCAGGTCGACGCGGGTCAGGCGCAGGCGCGGCTCCCAGCGCATCAACGCGGTGGCCGTGGCGCCGTAGAGCAGCGTGCGGGTGGCGCCGTTGAACGGCTGGTCGATCAGCTCGGGCAGCAGCGAGCCAAAGTCGCGGCGCTGCTCGCGTGTGCCGATGGGCGTGGTGAGGATGCAGGCGATCGACTGGGCCAAGTGCTGCTCGCCCTCGATCACGCGCCCGGTGGTGGCATCGACGCCGATCACTGCGGGCCGCCGCTGAGCGCGCTGCCGGCGGTCACGCCGGTGGTCTTGTGGTGCTTGAGGCTGATCCCGCCGCCGATCACGTCGGTGTCGACGGTGGCCGTGCCGGTGATGCCGGCATCGCCATTGATCTGGGTGGTGCCGTTGACCGTCAGCGGGCCGTTGAGGGTGATGCCGCCATCGGCGGTGATGCTCGCCGTGCCGCCGCTGGGCAACGTCGCCTGCAGCGCATGCGCCTCGGTGTCGTAGTGGATCTGCGCGCCATCGGCAAAGCGCAGCACGTGCAACGTGTCGGATGCGGCCGGCGCGGCAAATTGATCGGAATAGAGGCCACGTAGTACCAGGCCATCGGCCAGGTCACCGGCCGGCGAGAGCACCACGACTTGTTCGCCGATTGCCGGCGCCGACCAGATGATGGTGGTGCCGGCCAGGGTGACTACCCAGGGCAGATAGTCGGTGAGCATCTCGCCGACCTGCACGCGGCATCGCGCGGTGGCGAGATTTACCTCGGCCACGGTGCCGAGGCGAATGGCGTTACTCAGTGCGGAGGATGCGTTGCCCATGTAGCCATGGTCAGTGGCTGCACGATGTTCCGCACGGCAATCGGTGCGTAACGCAGTGGGCTACACGGCCGCGTCTTCGGACGGCTTGGGCTGCACGACCCATGCCTGTGCGGCTTCGTCCCACACCACCGTGCCGTCGACCGAAACCGGTGCCGCCACGGTGGTCAGGTGTCCCGGCAACGCAACGCCAGCGGCCAGGCGCGGTGCAATCGCGCCGCTGGCTTTTTCCCATACCAGTGCGGCGCTGTAGTCCGGATCCGCGCGCCAGCTCGCGCGTGCAGCGTCCCACACATTGCGCCGGTAGTCGCTGGGTAAGAACGCGATCGGCTGCGAGGTGGTGTAACCCTGCGGGAGTGCATCGCCCAAGGCAAGTGTGTTGGCGACCGGCGTGGCGGTGTCGGTGCTGTAGAGCATCACGCCGCGATAGTCCGGCACCAACTCCCACGTGCCAGACGTTGGCGACAGGCGATGCCGCTGATACAGCCCTGCAGGCGGTGCGGGTACGGTGGCAACGGTGTCCGGTGGCAGCGGATAGCGTCCTTCCAGCTCGGAGAGGTAGACGGTCACCGGGCCGGTGTACTCGCCGGTGGTGGGATCAAAGGCGTAGGCAGTGCTGGTGCGTGGCAGTGGGTTGGTCATGGTCAATCCTCAGTAAGCGATGCAGTAGGTCATGCGCAGGCCAGCCGGCAAGTTGTCTGCGCCGCCGGTTGCGTTGACAGTGATGGCGTGGTCATGCGCGCCAGCGCCACGGTGATCCACCACGTGCACGTGATTGCCGCCCTCGGCGATGCCGATCCCGTGGGTGTGGTTGCCGGAGCCGTTCATGCCGATGTTGTGGGCGTGGTTGCCAGCGCCATCGGTGCCAAAGCTATGCGCGTGGTTACCGCCAGCGCCGGTCCAACCGTCCGAGGGCGATGCATCGTTGTCGCGCTCGCGATACACGCCATAGCCATTGATCGCATTGGACGGGATGACGCCAGGGTGCTGGTGATCGCCAGAGGCGCTGGTGCTGCCACTGTGGCCGTGCCAGCCCTGTGTGTCGGTCCACGCCCCGTGCGCGTGATCGCCGCCTGGGTTGACGCTGGCACCGTGGGCGTGGACGCCGGCGGCGCCCAGTGCGGTGTAGTGCGCGTGGTCACCCACCGCCGCAGCGCCGGCACTATGCGTATGGGAAATGACTTGGCCGGCGCCATACGAACCTACCGAGGTTGCGACGCTGGTATGGGTGATGACGGTACCGTCCTTGATCTTGGGCACGTTGAACGTGGTGTTGCCGTCGCCTGCACCGTAGACCGTGCCGATGGCGGCGAACAGTGCTGCGTATTTGGTACGCGAGATCGTCGCACCATCGCAGACCAGCAGGCCAGTGGGCGGATACAGCGACGCCATGACGACGATCTGGCCGGGCAGCAGGAACGACTGCGGCACGTTGAGCATGTTGCGGAAGTCGCGATACCACTCGCCCTGGCGTCCATCTAGGGTGTCCGCATCCAGGCCATTGCCGTGGCCGGCGTCATTCAATGCAGCCGAGCGAATACCCAGCACATTGCGTGCCGCCGCCGCAGTGGTACGCGACAACAGTTCCTTGATGAATTCGGTTGGTCCCATTTCGCCAAGGCGCTGGTCCAGTGAGGCAAGCAAGTTGGCCGGCGACACCGCCCGTTCTCTGTCCACGCCTGCGATGGCCTGGGCGTCAGTTGCCAGGCGCACCACACCGGGCACCTCCACCGTCGCCGCTGGGTCGGTGAAGTTGGTATCGCCGAAAGTGATCTGCGCGGTGTCCACATCGGCCAGCACCACGTCGATCGCCAGCAGCACAGAGGCGGCGCCGGACTTCTCCACGAGCAGCGCGGGCTGGCCGTAGGCGGCGAACAGCGTGCCATCGGCCAGGAACAGGCCGAACCCATAGCAACTGTAGACGGCATTGGATTCGTCGCGCACCGACACGTGCATCGTGTCCTTGGCCGTGACTGACCCGCCGATGGTGGTTAGGCGCTTGATCTCGGACGGCAATGCGGTGAGCTCGGCGTTGGCGACGAAGGCCGCGCTGGTCAATCCGACGGCGGCGATGGTGACCGCCTGGGTGCCGTTCTGCTTGGCATTGATCAACGCTTGGCGGCCGGCGGTGGTGATCTTGAGTTTGAGTCCGGGCATGTGTGCTCTCTAGCTCGCCTCGCCCTGCAGGCGCAGGAACAAGGTGGTTCTGCCGCGTGCCACGACGTTGAGTCGGGCTTCGGCCTGGAATCCTTGGGTGAAGCTGAAATGCGAGCGCACAGGCTTGGTGCGCTCGACCTCGGCGATGACTTCCTCGACGAACCTGGCACTGGCGCTCTGCCCATCGGCACCGGTCAATGTCAGCGCCAGCTCGAAGGTGTGCGGCTGGCCGCGCGGCTCGGTTTGCCACCACTCGCGGATGGCCACCGCGCCACCGAACGACTCGACGACCATGCGGACGCTGTTGGCCGTGCCCTTGCGGCGTTGGATTGCCATCGCGCTGCGCAGGCGTGAGCGCTTGACCGCATCGCTCCAGTCGGCCTTCCAGTCGTCGACCGACAGCGTCCACGCCAGCCACGGCAGATGGCCGGTTGGGCACGTGTCCGGATTCCACAGATCCGGGTACGGCAACGGGATCGCTTCCAGGCGAGAGGTGACGGCGGCCAGGGCGCGCTCCATCGGCGTGGCGTTGGGCGGCAGCGGTGAACTACTCATCGATGCCGGCGTGCACGATGTCGATCGCGGTGCAGTAAGCGGCCTGCGTGCGGCTGATCCGGATGTCGGCTGCAGGCGAGTCCAGCTCGACGCGCTGCACGCCATCGGCGAACAGCTTGGCCTTGATGGCGGATTCCGGTACGTCGCGGCCGATACGGTGGGCCTCGGCGAGATAGGCCTGCAGGCTGCGCATCGCCTCGCGCATGACCACCGCCGAGTCGGGGCCAGCGTAGGTGTAAACGCGCCCACGAATGGCGTACAGGACGATCTCGGCGCTCTGGACCGCTACCTCGTCGGTCAATGGGCGCACGTCAGCATCGGTGAGGACGGCGGCCACTTCGTCGAGAAGTTCCTGCGGCGCGGTGCCATCGCCGGTGCGCGATTGCACGGTGACCAGCACTTGCCCAGGCGCGGGGCTGGTGGCACTGGCATCCATGACATCGGCCGCCGCGCTGAGCGCGTGATAGATGTACGCGCCCTCGGGGCCGGCAACACTGAAACCCTCTGGCGCCAGTTGAATGCGGCGGCGGAAGTCCACATCCGACTCAAGGGTCGGTGCAATGCCGTTCTCTGGCTGCCCCGGATCGAGCACCAGGCGCGCGACACCGAATAGCGCGCCCAGGTGATCGAGGTTGGTGCCGGTGGCGAAGGCCAGCATGGTCTGCTGCGCCTTGTCGTTGGCGCGCTGGCGGATCAGCAGCTCACGGGCTGCGAACAGCTGCAGGAGCTTGTAGACCGGATCGGCTTCTGTGAGCGCAGAGAACTCCGGCAGTAGCTTGCGGAATTGAGCAAGCGCCTCTGCAAAGATCGTCTCAAAGTCCAGCGCCTCGATCAGGTCTGGTGCTTGTAGTTTCGAAAGATCGACAGCAGTGAAGGAGGCCATGTTATGTCCACGTACGAAGCTATATTCTTCGTGCGTGGATCTGGGTGATCTAGGGTCTTTCTATGTAGATCGATTTTTTACGGAGCTAGGATGCGCTGCATTTGAAAGTCTCCCAAGGCTCATGATGTTGATTATTGGCGTCTACGCGCCTTGCGCCCGCGAAGCGGTATTAAAAATATGAATTATTTTCCAGGATCAAGGTGGCCCAGGAAATGGCTTTCGCCTCCAATGGGTTCAAAGGAAAATACTTCATTTCCAACTATCTTGATCCCGCTAAAGCCCATAATTTTTATGGTCTTATTTATTTTTATTGAAATTGATTGGGGTGCAGGTTTCCCTTCGTTGTCCACGATCTCGTAAGTTGATTCATTGGCGTCTCGAAGCTCGCAGAGGAAAACATGTCTTTTTCCTGAAATAATAGTTCGGATTTCTTGCATGGTGATCGCCTTAAATTTCTTATCGATTTATTTAGATATTTTGGTTATCTTGCGTTCTTCCAGTCTTCAGAAAATTTCTACCATTGGGATTTGCTCCAAGTGGCACTTGCGACTAGGCACCATCCATTTGGTTGATGTGTTTGGATATTTATGGCGCCAATTTTTTGAAAAAGGCTAACTCTTGCCTGTGCGAGCTTTTGGATGTTGCTGTTTGCCGTTGAACGCCCCAAATCAAAGATTATTTGCGAGACTGAGGGGCACTGAACTTTGATCAAAGCTGCAAAACCTCTAAGCATGCGTTCGCCTTTTCCCTCTCCAGTAATGGAGGAGTCAACAGCGAAATGATTTATATGCAACGAGCTTGCCGAAATTGTCGTGCCCTCAAAATAACCAATATTTTCCTTACCCTTTTTGACATAGCAAGTCGGGGGCGAAGGAAGAATTTGATAGCTGGCGCCGTTGTACGCGCAATACCTAACTTTCGCTCGCCTGCAGAACATCGCAGTAGTGTCCTTTTTCTTTGCATTGATGCATGCAGAACCCTAGCATTTCGCAGTATCGCCATCAACGGATGAGTCTGGTTGTGGTCTGTTCAAGTGTTTCTATAACTCGCCCTATCCAAAGTGACTCAAGACCCGGTCGTTAATCAACCGTCTGTCGTTAGCGGTAAGACCCAGAAGTACTCGCTTCTCGTACCGCGCCATCGGACCCCCTGGCCTCGCACGATCGGTAGCACCATCTTGATGCACATGTGCAATGCGTGACACGCGTCCCACGAATCCCACGCTCACCTGGTTAGGACTGGCGCTGACCTTGAAGTACTTGGCCTGCCGCAGCTTGGCAAACATCTTCTTGCGTTTGACTCTGCCCGCCTTATCCCGCAGCTGCTGCTTGCGTGGTGCGTAGGGAGTGCCATCCGGTGCCTGCTGCTTGCCGATGCGCTGGCTCTGCGCGCGTCGCAACGCGGTGCCGATCTTGCGGGCCAGCTTGCGCCGCTCGCCCTCCTGCAGGCGCGCCAGTAGCGGTGCGGCCCAGGTCTCCAGCGCGGTCAGGTCATCCATGTCGGGTCGATCATCGGCTCGGGTGCATGGGTGATGTCGTAGCCGCCGCCATCTTTCGCCATCACGACCACGCGTTCGGTGAGCGGCAACTTGATCGACAGATCCACTGCGTCGTTGGCGAGGATGTCGGCCTCGAAGGCGATGTCGCCACGGCGTGCGGGGTTGGACAGCAGCTCGGACTGATTGCCCTGCACCCATTCCAGCAGCGGCAGCATCACGCTGTCCGGGTGGCCGGCGTAGTCGGTCACGATGATGTTGAGCGTGTACTGATACTCGAACGACAGCCCCGGCTGGCACGTGCTGACCAGGCTGCCGGCGTCGATGAACACCAGCAGCCTGTCGGCATCGCGTGCCAGGTCCGGCAAGGCCGCGACCAGATGCGCGCGCAGGCTGGCGGGCTTGATCATGGCGCCGGCTCCGGTGCGTGCAGGTCGATCCAGTCCTGCAGCGAGCTCAGCTGCGCGGCGGTGGCGTGGCAGCTGGTGTAGTTGTCGGCGACGGTACCGGCAATGCCAGAGAGCGTAATGCCGGCGGCCGGCGCATCAGGATCTCCGGCGGGCGGCCCGGCAGGGTTGCCCGTGGCGGCGGCGTCGTGCAGCCGCACAAAGCCAGCAGGGATAGCGCAAGCAGCATCGGCTTTCTGGGTGACATAGATCGGGATCTCGCGGGTGATGGTGGCGCCGGCTTCGCGCACGATCTGCACGCGGTCAACGTACTCGACAACGGTTTTTGTGGAAGCCCTTGCACTGTCGCGTTCGGCGATGGCGGCAGCTTTTGCGTCTAGCGCTTGCTTGCGCTCTGTGCGCGCAATGCTGACGCGCTGCTCCTGCCACACGCAGCCACCGACGAGCAGCGCAATCAGCGCCAGCAGGATGATCAGGCGCGTGACCATCAGCTGACACCCAGGATCTGCAGGGCACGCTTCGTGCGCGTGACGCGATCGCTGTGGCCTTCGGGCAAGCGCTTGGCACGCACGTTGCCCAGATTGATCTTGCGGCCCAGGCCGAGCACGTCGCCAGCATCGGCCAGCACGTTGAGGCCGTTGTCTTGCCAGTACGCTGCCGCCCCCAGTGCGCTCGGCTCGATCTGCAGCAGCAGATCCGGTTGCTCTTCCACCGGCAAGCCGATCAGCTCACCGATGCGGCGGTAGTTGCCCCGGAAGGTGTGTTGCATCGGGCCACGGCCCCGGAAGAGGTGACCGTCGCCGCTGGCTTCGTTGCCGTTGCCCAGGCGGTTGGCGTACACGAAATTGGCCAGGCCGACCGGGTTGCGCAGGTACTTGGGTGCCTGGGCCGGTGTGATGCGCTCGCCATAGACCTCCAGCAGTCGGGCGCTGGTGGTGTAGGTCAGCCCTTCTTCCATGCGCGACAGGCTCAGGCTTTCGTGGCCGACCTGGCCGAGCCAGTGCGCGGCGCGGCGCTTGGTGGTGATGCCGAAGCGGTTGGCGGCGGCAAGCAGTGGGCCGTGCCAGCGCTGTGCGCGTTGCGCCGAGCACTGCATGATCGAGGCGAGCTGGATATCGGTGAACATCAATCGACCTTCAGGATGCGCGCCACATTGCCCTGGGCGCGGTAGGTGAGCACCGCCAGCACGATCAACGTGCCCAGGTGCCAAAGACTGACTTGCGAGCCGGCGCCGGCCAGCAGGATGTGCAGTGCCTGGCCGCCGGTGCTGGCGATCAGCAACCACGCGCACCAGCCCGCGCCGCGTCGATGGCGCGCATCGACCGGGCGGTGGTAGGTAAGCAGGCGGACGCAGA